CAGAGAAGATGGCCGCAGGCATTGTGATAAACACGTCCTTCGTGCCCGCCGAAAACGTCACTGCCGAACCAGCATTGCTCGACGCTAACACGGTCGTACGGGTAATCGTGTTCGCAGATGAGTAAGTGCCAAGGCCGACTTCCCACTCTGTCGCCGTTTGATGGGCGATAGTGTACCAAAACGTGTCGCTGGTCGCGCAGACCGCCGAAAACGTCCGGTATCCAGTAGGCGCAGTGCCGCTGACCGTGACCGCGCCGGTGCCGGTGGTCGTGCTCGTATCGCGAACGCGGTCAGCCGTAATATGGGCCATCTATCACCTTTAGGTGGCTTGGAACACGCCGTTCGTTGGGTCGAGCGTCACAGTCACGGTTTCGCCAGCGGCAACGGCCTGAGAAGACCCGTAATCCCAATAGGCAACCGGTGTGCTGGTCGTGCTGTCCCACAGGATCGCATAGCGGAACGTAAAACCAGAGCCGGTTGCCGTCCATGTGGCTGGGCTGTTAAGCACCAACTTATACGTGCCCGCCGACTGCGTGGCAGACGAAACGGTCGCGGCGTTGCCGCCTGCCGTATAGCCGCCCGCCGTAGCCAGATCGGTCGTGCCAGCAACAAAAGTCGTGTCGGCTGCGTTAACAGTAGCCGCCAGCGCCACTTTCCACGCATCAGAGCCCGCGTTGATGTTTTCAAACAGCGGCTCGATTGCGGCTGTGTATTTGTTATACGAAGCAGTAGGCATTTCTCACCTCACGCCAAGAATTTGAGTTTGTAGAGGGTGGACAGATAGAGCCCGACGATCTCGTCGATGATGTTTTGCAAAGCCGTGTCAGACTTGTCGCAGACTTCATAGCGTTCGTTTTCGATCTCTTTCAGGCTATCTTCCAGAAACTCGACGATATTGCTAGTTTTGCGAGCCGAATGAAGTGCAATCGGGCCGATCAAGCCGTGACGACCTTGATAGGCTTCAGCAAACTTATCGGCAAGATCAATAATGCCGTCGTAGAAGGTGTTAAGCGCGCTATGTTTAGCAAAACTACGCGTATTGAGGTGCACGGAATGCGCCACATCGCGGGCGAGAAACAGACAGCCGACAAATTCAGCGCATTTCATCGTCACATTCCCATCTGCGGAGGTGCCTGCGGCGCCATTTGCGGCTCTTGCGGCATTTCCTGCGTTTCAATCATACCACGGGGTTCCATCGCTTCGCTAGAGGGCATTCCAGCAACCAAATCGCCGGTGTCGATGGCCGCCGCAATAGTACCCATAACGATGTCTTGGATTTGTTCAGGGCTCATGGACGCCTGAACAGCCGAGATGCGCTTTGTTTCAGCGTCATAAGCCTGAACTTCAGCTTTGAACGCATCAATCTGAAGTTTTTGGGCTTCAAGTCCCTGCTGTACCTGACCAATCGCGTCCACAGTCGCATTAAGCTCCTGAGTGAGCGCCTCAATCTGCTGTTTGGCAGCAGCCATTTCGGGGGATTGATCTTCACCTTCCACCACCTTCGGGTCGATGATCTTGGCAAAGCGTGCGGCCATTTCCTGCGCGCCCGGCCAATCCATGTTTTTAACAAACAGATCGCCGGCGACAGTCCAAAGCTGCGGGTTCGACTGAAGCAACATGGACATGGCGTCAAGAGCTTCCTGACGCTTAGTCATATAGCCCGGTCCAGTGGTGACGCACACGTCATAGATACCCACAGACGGGTTATAGATTTGCTCAATCACGCCGCCATTTTGATCGCGAATTTCGCGGACGGGTTCAGTCTGCATGGGGTTGATCTTGACCATGCCGACTTCGCCGTCGAGACCAATAATGCGAGCGACGCGTTCTGTGTCGTAGATTTTAGGGATCAGGTCAACGAGTTGCCGCGTGACGTAACGGATGGCGCGGGAGAGGTTGTCAACGTAGTGATACGTGCCTGTATCGCCTTGTTTTTCGCGAGCCAAAATGGCTCGACCCGACCGCTCGTTGCTGGCCGCGCCAAGGCTACTATCGTACTGACCCGTGGTTGATTTGATGTCGTCAGACGCTCCCATCTTGGCTTGGATAAGTCCAGTTTGCGGGAGCGGAGGTGCTGCGCGCTGCGGAAGAGGAAGGACCGCGCCGTTTCCGTCAGTGACATCAGGGTTTACCTCAAGATACGGCCAGTTTGTTGTATTGGCCGTCTTCCATTGCATCTCATACCCTTCAAACTGGCCGCCATAGCCAATGAAGGGTGCCTTGGGCGCCAAAGCCAGCATTTCGGCTTCTTGGCTGACCCAATAATTGTACATGCGTTGCGCGTCCTTGGCGTTGCGCACAAGGCCCGACACGTAAAGCTGGCCGTCAACCTCAAATTCGTTACCGACGACGCGCACGACCGGTATCCACTTGCCCGCCCAGTCGCGCTCCTCAAGCACTTCATAGCCGTTGGTTTTGAGCCATTTGACCTGTTTGCGCTCGACCTTGCGGCTACGCAACGGCTTACCAAACTGCGCTTTAAGCTGTTTGTCTTGCGTTGTGCCTTCAAACGCCGTGATATTGCCGGGGTACAAGTTCAATGTGGCAGGCTTGAACTCGTAGTAGAAGTATTCCGCGATGCGGATGGTGTCTTCTGATAACCACTGGCTAAGCGACTGATCGCCCACGCCTTGAGACAGAATAGAGCTGATGGGCGTCGCGCCGGGGAATAGCCGCTCATACTCTTTTTTGGTCAGGTCTTCCGTAATAAAGCACCACTTGGCGTCAGAACCGCAAGGGTCTTGGATTGTGGGGTCCATATAGACGGAAAACGAGTTGCGGACGCGGCCAATCTTCAAATCCTGATCGAAGCTATCGTCGCGGGTATATTCAGTCAGAATGCGAATGTAGCCTTCGCCGTAGGTGACCTGATTATCGCAGGCCGTGTCGTAGGCGACGTCCGCATCGGAGATATACTCAATGTGGCGCACCATGCCATCAAACACTTCGGCGACCCGCACGTCTGCACGGTCGTCGGCAGGAATGACTTTACCTGTAGGACGGTTCTGCCGCTGTTCGTTTGTCACCTGACGGACGTGCTGGGGCAGCTTGTTGATGGTCAGGCAGGGACGCGCGTTGATCGTCTGACCTTGCACGGAGCCGCGAGTTGCGAGCACATCTGCCGGCCATTGCCACTGGTTGTCTGGCGAACCCGCCATAAACCGCAGGTCGTCCAGTTCATCTTCGCGGCTGTCGGAGTAAGCCGACATTGCCATAGTGAACCGCGACCGCATGGTTGCGAGGCGGTCATGGTCGTCGGCTTCCGAGACTTTACCGGCGCTTTCAACGTCATTCGCAGCCATTATTTGCCCTTTTTGCCGGAAGAAGCGGGCTTGGCTTTAGCCGTTGCCGCGCGCTTGACCGAATACGCAATCGCTACTGCCTGTTTCGGGGGTTTACCCGCTGCAATTTCAGCTTTTACGTTCTTACGAAAAGCATCTTTGCTGGTTGACTTGACGAGAGGCATATCACTTGCCCTTTTTAGCCGTCTTGGCCGATTGTTTGAACGCCTTAGCGGTCGGCGCGCCTTTAGCACCCGGTTTGCGCATCTTTTCGCCCGATCCGGCGGCGATGCGTTCGCGTTTAGCGTGAATGTTAGCGTACAGACCGGGCTTTTTCATGGGCAATTCCACCGTTTCATGCTGGCTTTAGCGCGCTCAGCATTCTTCGACTTTGCTACCACGCCGCCCATACGAGCGCAAAAGGATTTTTTGCGGCCTTCGTCGGCTTTTGTCTTGGGGTTTGGTGCCGGTGCCTTCAAGTTTGACCCGGTTTCCCGGTTGTACTTGGCACGACCCTTAGCCGTCAGTCCAGCGCCCTGCTTGGTCGGCAGCTTTTCGCCGCGTCCTACGGCCAATGAGACGCTTTTCTTTGCCATCAGGCACCCATCCAAGAGGTTGGTATTCCTGCCGCAGAGTATCCCTTTCTAGGGCTACGGTCAACGTATTCACGGTGCGCCACTGGAAACGCAAACGTCACCGCGATGGCGTCGGCAGCGTCAGGCGACGCTAGCCCGCGTGCCTTCATGTCTTTCTTGCTCTCCAGATAGATCGTCCCCTTGCTGTCTGGCTTCATCATGGGGCCGACCAGATCGTTCTTGAGGAACCTATCGTTGGGGATGGCCGCGCTCTTCAACCACTCGCGCATTTCACCCCACATCTCCGCGCGCTTGTTCCCCCACATGAGCGGGTTCTTCGACTTGTTTCCAAAGTTCACGCCCCTGATCTTGTACCGCTGTTCCTTGAGCCGATCCACGACGCCGGCGCCCAAGCCACCCTCGTCGATGACCACCAGCGCTGGGCGGTATTCCTCAATGACGCTGATGACGTGCCCGACGACTTCCATCGTGTCGTCACCCTTGTACTTCTTCAGCGCCACCAAGTCGCGCCCCTGCCGGATGGCGATGACCGTCGCGTCGCTGCCGAACCGCGCCGGGTCCACGCCCACGACGACCGGCGCCGACTGATCCTTCCACTTGGGTCGGTTCATGGCGTCATCCACCAGCTTGGAGCCGATGAACTGGTCATCCGACGCGTTGGGAAACTCACCGTAAACTTCAACATGAGCTTGAGAACTATCGGCGCCATACTCGTCGATGATCTGTTGATAGACCTGCTTGTCGGTTCCTTCTACGGATCTGGCATCGACTATTTTATTTCTCCAGAAATCCCGTTTGGAGTTAAAGCACTCGTAGAAGTACCCGCTGTTGCGACGCGGGTTGGAGAATGCCAGCCAGAAGCGATTGGGCGTATTTTCCGTAAAGAAGCCCGCTGCGACCGACCAGATGGCGTCGTCGATACCCGACGCTTCGTCGAAGACCAGCATGACGCCAGAGAAGTTATGCACACCCGCGTAGGCGTCGGGGTTCTCCGCGCTCCACAGGCGCCCTTCCACACCCCAGTAGCGCGTGCCCATCTTCAGGTCGCGCTCGACGATGTCGGTTAGCCACTTGGCCGGCATCACGCGGGTGGCCGAGACTTCAAACCAGTGGCTGTTGAGGGACATTGATAGCCACTTGGTAATTTCCGCCCACGTCACCGACCGGAGCTGCGCTTCCGAGTTGGCCGACACGATGGTCGTCGAGCCAATCCGGGTCGTTAGCATCCAGATGACTAACCACGAGACGAGTGCAGACTTACCAATGCCACGGCCAGAAGACGTAGCCATTCGGAAAGTGTCAAAGTCCAGCTTTCCATTGTTAGCCTTTATGTGGTCGGCAAGCTCCTGAAGCACTTCACGCTGCCACTTGCGCGGGCCTTGGAAATGCTCAAGCGGCGTCCCCTTCTGCCCCCACGGAAAGGTGTACAGCACGAACTTCAGAGGATCGTCCTTCAGCCCCGGCGTCCATAGCCGAGACATAAGCTCCATCTCGTCTTGCGGGGAGTAGATCGGAGTTTGCATGGATGTCCTTTGTGTCGTCGGTCACGACAGTGTACGCGCCTTCCAGAACCCGTTGCTGGGCCATCTCAAGCGCGTGCTTGACTGATATGGTCTGTTCCACGCTGACGTCGATGGCGGTGCGAGCCGTCCACCCGTGAGCGTGCTTGAGGATTTCCAACGCAGCCTTGGCGTCGCCCTCTCGCGCGGCGTTGTGGAGTATTCCAGATATCTCCATCTCGCCATCCGCGCGGCCTTTCGTTTCAGCCAACTCAGCCAATGGGTCAAATTGGCAAAGTTGGCGGTACTCTGAAGGTAGCATCCCCGCCGCCAGCGCCAAAGCGTCGCCCTTCAAGCCGTTTCGCGCGGCGTTGTAAATTGCGTCCAAGCGCGCCTCTGTCGCTTGCAGTTTGCGCGGCTCATTGGGGAGTGAGTGCCAAGTCATGTTGCCATTATACCGGGCATGTAAAAAATAAAAATAAAAAAATTTGTGCGTGAAACCTCCGTGCCATTGGCTACCCCTGCCCGGGCCCCCACCCCCCCCATCAACATGACCATAGCAATAACTCCTTGCGTCATGCAATAGTTGATTGTTTCATTGGCAATTTAGGCAATCGGAAAAACATTGGCAATTTAGGCAATCTTAAAACAAGTTGATTTATTCAAGCATTGTGCAATGGCAACGCGCGCGCTCAAAACATAGGAATATTGTCTTGGGTCATTTGGGCAATATTGGCAATCGTTTTTAAGTTGATGCCGGTCGAACTATGGCAACATTGTGTCAGCGTGCCGCTGTGTCATTGTTCACAAAATATAAACATATAGAATTTTTCTTTTTTATAGAAACTAATGACAATA